AAGTAATATTACAAATATTAATTGTATGAATAAACTACTATAAAAAGATAAAGTTGTGTCGGTCTCTTTCATTATTCTCTTATACTATAATAATAGAAATTATTTATTTTCTATAATATTATATATTAAAAACTTTGTTGAGCTTTCAAAACCTTTAATATCAAGTAGTTTTATTTTTTCTACAATAGATTTTTCTTTATAATTTTTTAATATTTTAAATATTTGTTCCATAAAAATATCTATAATATATTTGTGTATATTTGGTTTTCCTATACATTCTGTAATCATATAATCATATATTTGATTCAATAACAAGGAAACCTCACCTTTTTTATATTTTATCCATATAATATTTATATTATGGATACCCTTCTTCCATTTAATATAGTCGCAGTATAATTCATATTCATTATTAAGTAATAATAGATTATTATCAAATATATATTTTGGCGGTATCCATAATCTATTATCAATATAATCTTTCCACAATTTATCAATAATATTATTCAAAAATACGCTATCAAAGTAATCTAATAATTTAATATATATATTATTTTCATTATCAGACACCTTGATATATGACCATATAATCAAAAAGATTTCCTCCGTTTTATTATTATCAATGATATTCCTAATCTTATCACAAATGATATCTTTGTTCTTTGCAGTAAGTTTATTTAAATATCCTATCAATGCTCGTTTAGTATTGGAGATATCGGAGAAATCCGGAATAATAATATGAACCCTATTTTTATTACTTGCAATGCTTGAGTTTGCAGTAATATGTGTATTCTTCTCTCTTTTATTATTTAGTTTTTTCTCCCATATCATTTTAGGATCATAAAAGGAGTTAAAACAACTGCAAGATTTTTTAAGGGCATCGGCTTTCTTTATAATATTATCAGGAACAATATCTATATTATTATATCTATTTTGGAAAACAGACAAACCTATTTTAATTACTTTATCATCCATTATAATATTAATATATTTAATAATCTTATATCATATATCAATATATCATATAATTCATATCAATATATGATATAAAAATAATCTATATATATTATATCATAATATATCATATATTATGAAATTAGATTTTAAAAATCAATTTGTGAAGGAGCTGGATAATATTTACAAAACTCATTTAATATATAGGACAATTATCGTATGTAAAGATGATACAGCTGAATATAAAAATTTATTGGAAGATAAGGATTTCAGTGTTTATGTAGTTAATACAATTGAAACAATTAACTATGATGCATTAGATTGTAGGGTTATTTTAATAAACCACGATATTTTTGAAGATTTTTTAAATTATATAATTACAAATAATATTAGTAATTTTTACACATATATAACATTTACTTATGATAATTTTATTATTAAAGAAGACATATTAAAAAAATATCATAATAATTATGAAATTATTAACAATATAATTTAGAGGTACACTTCCTCCATAATAATAATATATCATTATGTTAGAATAATAAAAATAATAAAAATAAATGTTTATTTTTAAAGGCAAAGGTCAAAGTAATGCTGTATTAATCGGTATAGTATTAATATCAGCCGTATTTATTGTTGCTCTATTAATAGCAAATAAAGACAAGATAAAAGAAGGGTTCTTCAGTTATAAAAAATATAGTGTTGAATATTATTACATGGATGGTTGTGGACATTGTATAGATTTTAATGAATCTGGTATCTGGGAAAAATTAAATAATTTAGAATGGGTTAATGTATCACTCAAAAAATATAACAGAAGCGAGAATTTAGAACGCGTGAGCCAAATGAAAATATCAGGATTCCCTACAATACTTATTGTAGATAATTCTGCAAGCAATCCTAAAATACTCGCATCGTTTGAAGATACAAGAACTTATGAAAAATTAGTACACTTCATAAAGGAATATGATGAAAAAGAATAGGAGAGTAATGAAATGTATATTAATATATAAGATAATATTAAAGTATCAATATTATAATATCTTAATATGGGCGGGGGAATAACACAATTAGTTTTACAAGGTCAAATGGATTCTTATGTTAATATTAATCCGTGCGTTAATTACTATAAATATGTATATAATAAACATGTTAATTTTGCTATGGAAAATAATAAAAATGTTCCAGATATTAATTCATCAATAAATCTTGCTTTTACAACAGAGAATATAAAAGTGCTTTTCACTATAAAACGCTATGGTGATTTAGTTAGTAATATGTATCTATCTTTTAATCTTCCGGATATCTATTCAACAGATAAACATAGATTTAGATGGGTTAATAATGTAGGTCATCTTTTTATTAAAAAAGCTACGATAAGCGTAGAGGGAAGCATTATAGATGAAATATATGGCGAATGGATGAATATATGGAATGAGTTAACTAATAAAGATGGTGTTGAATACAATAAATTAATTGGAAATATACCAGAATATATAGCTCCTAATAATAATAATACAAGATATATTATAAAGAATAATATATTATATAACAGTGTATATCCAAGTGCTGATAAAATACAAGATAAAGGAAGTCCTTCAATAAAGGGGCGGTCATTACAAGTTCCATTAAACTTTTGGTTTACACGCAATCCGTCTTTGGCATTACCTTTATATAAGATTCAAAACCAGGAAATAAAGGTAGAAATAGAAATAAATAATATTGAGAAGTTATACCAGGTATGGTGTGATAAACTAAAGTTATATGTTTCTCCCATAATGTATTATAAAATATATGGTGATAGTATAAATATTTCAAATTTTATTAGTAATGAGAGTTATATATTTTGTTATTTAGATATTAATTATGTATTTCTTGACAGTAATTATAGGGCAAACTCACTACGAGATGAAGGCATTGTCAAATATGTTGTTGATTATGTAAAGAAACAAACATTCCCTGCACTTTCTATAAATAGTTATGGTGATAATTTTCAATTGACGAGTTCTTATAATCATATCAAAGAATTAATTTGGATAATACGCAGGACAGATATAGTAGAAAACTTTAATATACATGATAACTATACTGCATCACATGTATATAACGAGACAATGGGAATATTAGAAACAGCTCAGATTAAATGGGCAGATACTATAATTCGCGAAGATCAAAAAGCATATTATTATAATAATATTCAACCCTATCAATATCATACAAATGTACCACGAACGGGAATTTACAGTTATTCTTTCTCATTGTTTCCAGAAAAAATAATAACAGCAGGCTCTTATAATAACCAAATGATCACTACATCTTTATATATAACCATTAATAATCGCGGCAATGAGGATATCACAAAAAATATAGCGGCTAAAAGCGAATTTAAATATTTATTTGAACTAATGAAGCGTAAATCTATCCCTTATATCAACGAAAAAGATGTTCAATTAGAGGTGATTATATATTCTAAGGTTATTAATGTCTTTTCGGTTATTAATGGAACATGTAATTTTATATGGGCAAGATAGGAGTATGCATAGAAGTATCTCTATATAATTTTTATATCCATCTTTAATAAAAAGGGAATGGATTTACTTGTATTAATATTAATATTATTATCAGGATACATTATTAAATATTTAATAGATACTATTAACTCTCTTAATAATGAATTAAGAGAGATTAAAATGAAATGCATATCTGCTAAAAAAGATGTTAAATTTGATGTACCCGCAATCAAAAATCCTACAGATATTAATGCAGCTTTAATAAAAAATATTACATATTTCAAAAATTATTTTGATAATTGATAAATGTTACACTATAATTATATAAATAATAAACGCATATATATTTAATATAAGACATCGCTTATAATTTATTAAAATGCCTCGTAAAGCAAAAGTGTCAGACGATAGTATAGGTGCCGATCCAAAGAAAAAAAAGAATTTAATGAATACAATAATAAAAGACATTTCGGTAGTTGATAATGAGGATATTATATTACAGTTGCCTTTATCTACTTCGCAAATAAATAAATTAAATATATCAGATAGCAATACTTGTGTAGAGTTTCCTGAGCCATATGAGCCAAATTGTTTTTATATAAATGAAAATAATACATATAGCACTATTCAGGATAATATCATATTTGATAATAATAATAGCGAATATTCTCTAAAAGTATCACATAAAGATGAGTTTTTAAACTCTAATAATAATTGCTATTGGTGTTGCCATCCGATAGATAATAGAACATATGGGATGCCTTATAAATATAATATTAAAACAGACACTTATATATTATTTGGAAACTTTTGCTCTCTTGAATGTGCGAATGCTTACAACTTTTCTTCTCATTGCGGTAGTGACAAAGTATGGGAAATTAATAGTTTGATTCAAATGCTGAGCAAACATTACGGATTTACTTATCCAATTCGTCCCGCGCCTTCCAGATTTTTACTAAAAATATTTAATGGACCTATGACAATAGATGAGTTCCGCAAGGGGCATTATACAAACGATAAGACATATATTTTAAATCTACCACCTATGATATCAACAAACTTTAGTTATGAAGTTGTGAACACATCGTATCTTAAAAATGTAACTGATAATATGCATATTAAATTAGATAATCAAAATATTAATATTAAAAAATATAAAAATACTATAGATAATAAATTAAGTTTAATTGTATCCCAAAAAATATAAAAAATTGATATAAGGATATATGTCCTTATATATATGCACTAATAACCGATGAGTAACATATTCTTCTCTCCTTATAGAATTTCAACTATAACTTGCAATGCGAACATAGGTAATAATATAAATATAAATCTTGGTATAATGTTTGACAATATGAAGGTTATTGAAAATGTAGCCGACGGAAATGACAAAGGTATTGTATGGATCCAATTTATGAAAAATGGGACAGATGTGTCAAAGGGTGTATATCCTAAGAAGCGAAGAAAAAGTAAAAAGAATACTATGAAAAAGAATAGATTTGATAATCAAGTTACAGTTATTTATAAGTTTAATGACAAATATATACCAAATGTTAAAATATTTAAAAACGGTAATATACAATTGACTGGTATCAAAGATGTGAAAGACACTGAGCTTATTGTTAATCATATTATTAGTGATATTACAGAAATATATAATAATATTGATAAAAATATAATTGTTGATGCAGCACCCAATTATGTATTAGATTTAAAATATCAAAACTTTAAAATCAGAATGATTAACACTGATTTTAAAGTTTATACCGATCCTGACTTTAAAAAGGGATTTGAAATTAGAAGGAAAGAAATACACAAGTTATTTATCAATGATGAACACAATAATAAGTGTAGTTTTCAACCAGGAATATACCAAGGGGTTAAATTAGAATATTTTTGGAACATTAACAATAAAAATAAGAATGGTATATGCTCATGTCCTAAATATTGTTATGGTAAAGGAACTGGACAGAATATTGGTGAATGTAAAAAAGTTACAGGGGCATTGTTTGAAAGTGGTAGTGTATTAATAACAGGCGGTATTACATTTGAACAGGTTAATGAAACTTACAAATACATATGTGACTTTTTAGAAAAGCACAAAGAATTAATTAAGAAACCTCAACCAAATACATTGTTGGTATGACAGGAGAAATTATAAACATTATTTTCAGTATTAGTAATATTATATTTTGCATAATCGTGGCTATTTATGGTATTGTTTCCCGGTCTATTATAAGAAGGGATATGATGAGTTGCGTAAAATTGAGCACTATAAGCAACTGCATCAGGTTCAATTCGTGGAATTACATAGTTATTACCCCATGGTTTTTTATCAAATAATACATCACCGGTATATAACCCAGCATTTTTTAATGGCTCGGGTGCTTTAACATTAGGGTCATAATTTAACTCAGTATACATTAATTCATTTTTCATTTTTGTATTTATTCTATTACAATAGAAGGAATAAAAATTTACCAAATAAGCATAATAAATAATATAAAGATTAAAGACATATATTATTTATTGTATTAAATAAAAATGAGTTCACAAAAAAGAGATAATATTAGCAGCGGTAATGGTGGCGGCAGCAGCAAGAAAGCAAGAACTGGTGAAAATCCCGAATTTGTCAGCGATGGCTTAGATAATGAAAGCATTCGTAGTATTATCAAAGTAATTATGAAAGTAATCCAAGATAAGAAGACTGAAAACCCAAAGACAGCACATGCTGATATTGTTAATAGCATATCACAAGATGACAAATTTAAATTTTTCATTGAAAGATATCCCATGCTTTTTGATATGATTACAAAAGATGCAGTATTTGATTTTGAGAGTTTAGAGTATTTCTTATCTATGCGTGAAGAAATTATTAAAAAGAAGATAACAAGCGACGAAGCATCTAAGCAGGTTGGTCAAGTATGGTTTGATAAATTTTACAAGCCATCAAATTAAAATTTATTTATTTTTTTTTATATAAATATATAAAAATTGATATAAGAGAATATTAATATTTAATTATACACACACCGTATATCCCCAATTCCAAGATGAATACCGATTGCTCTGCATTTAAATTTCCAACCAATCTTTATCAACTTATTGAAGAAACATTTAAAATTTATGAAGAACGCAAAGTAATCGGCAATAATAGTAATGATGATAATGGTGGTGACGCAGTTATGACTGATAATAATAACAGTTATGCAAATTGTCTGATTCTTCTATTAAAGAAATACCATTTGTGGCCTTTCATGAAAGTTAAGAAGTTCAAGGGTCGTAGTGATATTGTTCTTCTACACAATACATATCTTAGGAAAAATGTTGATAATTTCAAAGAATTATACGAGCAGTGCAGGAGCGTAGTACTTGATTTTAGTCTTAACTGTAATAATATTGTGGTAACATATGCTAATTCTATCCCTGAGCGTATTGACTATAATACCTATTATAATACATTGTATTCACCGAATGACAAGGTATACGAAGCATATGACGGAACAATTATTACAGTATATAATTATAAGAACGAGTGGTTCTTTGGAACTTCCAGCTGTCCTGATGCTAATAGTTCAAAATTTTCACATCCTACAAAAAGACATGGCAATATGCTTGACGAAATTTTATATAAATATCTCAAAGTACACTTTACTGCGGAAGAAGTATCTGCGTTAACTCCTGATGAAATCTCATTGAAACTAAGAGAACTATTTGTACAACATCTTAACCCAGCAATGGCATATGAGTTTATTATTGTACATTACGAAAATAAACATATTGTAGATTATACTGGGTTGCTTGGTGATAATTATATGGAGATGTTTCATATTAATACAAAGCATCGGGATACGCTTGTAGAAGATGATATTATCGCTTCTATTATTCCCTCTCTTAGTGAAATAGGTGTTAAATATCCGCTACAATTTAATAATATTACCGATGCATATACTCATATTAATATGACACCATATAGCTACGGTTTAATTGTTAAAAAGATTGTTGATAATGGTGAAAACGGTGAAAACGGTAAAGTAAAATTATACAAAATTTCAACAGATGCTATTAATTATCGCGAAGAAACAGATCCATGTCATCCAAATATTTGGATGAATATCTTATCGGTCTATATGAAAAACAAAACTGAATATACGATTAAGGATTATATTGCTAATTATAACCCAGACATTAATTTACCGCTGGATAATAACGGACAAAAAATAGACCCTACATATCTTGTACATACTATTATTTCAACTATTAAAGATAGCTTATATAGTTATTATAAAACTACGACAACTTATTACCCAAAGTATAACCGCTATAAAATGAACAAGGATATGGATAAACAATTTCCGCCTATTATTCAGTATCATTTGGCACAACTGCGTAATCTCCAAATAAATACTTACAAAGATAAAATGATTAATATGAGTAATGTATATCACTATCTTTGTCAATGCAATGATGTTAATAATATCAAAACTCTCGTTCAATTCTTTGCGTCTAATCCTATTAATGAAATGCCACAAAGAACTTCTATGTGCTTCGCTATTATGACAAGTTTAATTTCTTAAATTATCTTTAAAATATTATTTAAAATATCCCTAAAATTATCTTTGATTTAGCTTTAAATATTATTTAAAATATCCCTAAAATTATTTTTTATATTTTTATAAAATTAAAATAAAAATCGCGCGTATATATAGAAAGTATATAATATATGGTCTATCAAGAAGATGAACAATCCGGCGGTAAGAAAAGAGGTGTACGAGTAGTGCGTAAACCTGCTCGTGCTGCAATGGCTAAACCTAAGAAGGCTCCTGCCAGAAAGCGCGTATTTCACAATAAATTAATGAAACATTTTGGCGGTTTCTTTGCTGAACTTGAAGGGTTTGCTCAAAAAATGGATGGTCCTGGTCAAACTCATTCAACTAAACAAAAACAACCATTCACTAATGGTTTAGTAACTCCCCCTATGGGTCCCCCTACAACCCCTATGCATCGTTCTCAACCTCCTATGCCTCCTCCTACCCCTATGCCAACCTCTATGCCATCTATGTCGGAAGGCCAAGATGGTGGTCGTATTCGTCGCTTTAAAAAGGCTTCCCCTAAGAAACCTACTATAAAGAAGGCTCGTGTGGTACGTAAAGTGCGAAAATATGGTGGTATGGGAGAGGAAGAATTCGCTGACTCTGGCTATGACCAAGTCATTAATAGCGTGGGGTCAATTGCAGATCAAACTATAGGTAAAATAGCAACTGCTACATCACAAGTTACATCACAAGGTGTTAGTGCAACTGGTTTAATGGGTGGTGTTCGCCGTGGTGTCCGCCGTGGTGTCCGCCGTGCTCCTTCTCCCAGTTATCGCGCGACCGCCCCGGTTGTTCGTCGTCGCCGCGCTGCCTCACCTCGCCGTTAAGCACACAATTCCCTATTATATGCAAAAAATATACATAAAAATTTCTTTTTATTTTTGTAAAATATATTAAAAAATGATATATAAGATAGATATAATATAATTAATAAAGAAAATATGCTTAAGTTTCAAAATTACACTTACGATGAACCTTCAACCTGTCATAGTTTTGAAATTAATAACATTGATCTCGCTATTATTAATGGAATTAGAAGAGTAATATTAACTGATATTCCTATACCAGGCATTATTGGAGAAAAATTAGATAATGATGACCCAAGTGTTGAAATAGTAATTAATAACGGCGCACTTCATAATGAAATTATTATTCACCGCATTGGTCTAATTCCAATTTGTCTCAAAGAAGAAGAAATAGATGATTACGAAGATAATAACATTATTATTGAATTAAATGTAAAGAATACCACAAACAAGACTATAGATGTTCGCACAAATCATATTACTGCAACTCGTAATCTTGTTAATATTAGCGATGATGAACTAAAAGATATTTTCCCTCCTAACAATATTTCAAAAGATTATATCTTAATTACTCGTTTAAGAACCGGTGAGCATTTGCATTTTAAAGCCAAAGTTGTTAAAAGAACAGGTCGTCATAATGCATCATTTAATCCTGTATCATTATCAAACTTCTCATACATCCAAGACCCTAAGGAAGCAGATAAAAAACAAAATATTTTAGACAAAGAACGCTCGTATTACAAAAATAAATATGGCGACCCTGTGAGGTTTAAGTTTGATATTGAAAGCATAAATCATAACATCGGGCCTAAATATCTGGTATCAAAATCGTTAGATATCATTATTAATAAACTTGAAGCACTTAAAAAAGAATTAAATAGTGAGGGATCTACAAAGGTAAAAATTCAGCAATTTCAAGATATTGAAGGAACATTTGAATTTATTATTGAAGATGAAGATGACACTTTAGGTAATATTATACAATCCTATATTCATAGCAAGTTTATCAGAGAAAATAACAAATATAAAAATAGTATTTCATGTACTTATATTGGCTATATTTGCCCGCATCCGCTAAAATCATTAATGATTATTCGTATCTCTTTAGAGAATACAACTGATCCAAATAGTTCTAAGATGTTTGCTTCATTCCTTGAAGAAAATTGCACAATCATTGTAGACGAATTATCCAAGATTAAAAATGAATGGACTAACTTCGCTATTGAAGAGAATATTTAAATTAATAATCATTTACTTTTACATAATAATAATATATATTATTGTATTAAATAGAAACATAAGTTCAAAATGGCTACGGATATAGAAAATCTAAGAGATATTGAATATATTGATGAAGAATTAGATGATATTGAATACACGGAGATACTTAGTTTTGAAGAAATGAGCAAAATAAATCCCTCATTTATTGCTTTGGATAAAGAAGAAATATATAATCAACTATATATTTTTTTTAAAGATAAAAAGAAAGCCGACCTATTAAGAAGTTTATTTTATGAAATACTCGCAAATCGCGAAAGTAATAATGGTAAAATTAAAGATTTTACTAATTATATTTTTGCAGCCGAAGCAGAAATAGAAAAATACGGTGATGATGACAGCAAGGAAGCCACAAATAATTTTATAGAAAAATATAATAACAAAAGCGACCTTAAAGAATTCGTAAAGCGTAAGTTTCCTATTTCCTATAATAGGAAATCCACATTAATACGCTTAAAGCCCGCGCATAATACAAATACTATTATCACAGACAAACCTCAATTTAATAAGACAGATTTCCCTAAATATTATCCAATCATCAAAGATTACCCTGTTATCAAATGCAGACAGGTAGATAAAATAGAAAATATTTTTGATATTAATGATGGTGATGATATTAACCTCCCTATTATAGGTTCGTATTACAAAATACCTACAACTACTACGAGTGATTACATGTATGCTAAAGTAGCATCGCATTTATTAAATAGTATCAATACTAACTATAAATCATCCGCAAATTACAAAGATATATATGAATTAATTAAAAATACACGACCTGATATAGGTGCAATTATTAGCGAAATAAATAATAATAAGGAAAGTTTTTATCTTGATTATAGTAATATCAATAATATATTTAAAAAATACGATTATTCTCTTGACTTTATTACTGATAAAGATCTGGAGGTCTTAACAGACTATATGTATTCTATTATAAAGGATGAAAAAGAGCGAAAGAATATTCACAAAGGTTTTAAAATAAAACGCCCTATACTAATTAATAAAAAGTTGACATTTTTTGATAACATAGATAAGACATTAAAAGTTATTAACATATCCGCGCAAATTCTTACTTTTCTTGAAAAAACAAAAGAGCTTATCATTAACTATAAAAATGACATAATATATAGTGATATTGTGCCTTTACAAAATTATAATATTTATGACATTATAAAGCAAATAAACGAGAATAGCATTACAATTGATGATGTTGTTGAAGAACTTAAAATATCACTAAAAACCATTAACATTGATAATACTCTTGAAACAATTAATAATATTTTAGAAGCCAATGAAAATATAGAAGATATTAAAGAAGATTGTAATAATATTAAAAACGCCTTTATACATTCACGAGAACACATATTTGATTACGACAAAGATGGAAAGAAATATGTTATATCTAAGCGGGAAAATAAGGCAATTTGTGATGGAAATGATATAGACGACTATGAGGGAGTACAAGATGACGATGATATAATTGACGATGAAAACAAGGGTATTGCAAATGAAGCCGATATAAATGCAACTGAAAATAAGGTTGTTAATACTTATAATTTGAACACATATATAGCAAATATAAATTTTAGAAATGAAAATGGGTTTATTGAAATATTAAGAATAATACTTGAACTGATTAAGAAGATTAATGATGTAGCAAATATAGATATTGATTATGACACATTATCTAATTACTTATTTAAAAAATACCGTAGCGTATCCACGCGTTATGATGATTATTTAAAAGAATTTGAAAAAAAAAATATAGAGAACGCCAAAAAATATGCTAAGAAATATGCTGAATTAACGCCATTACATTTATTACTAACTAAGAATATAGATAAAACCCACAAAGATATAGTTAAGACAGTTAATGATAAATTTATAGAAACAATCAATATAATATTCTATAATGCTATCTGCTTCTGGATTGTAGATACACAAGAAAATATATTAAAAAACAATATATCTTTAAATTTAAATTATTTAAATCCAAATCATATTGATAAACTCAATACACACGGGCTATTATATTATGCTATAGAATTAATAAGCGACTTCTTTAAATACAAAGATGAAAATGATTATATGATAGAAATCAAGGGATTGCGGAAAGCCTTAATATCTATAGTTGAGGAAGAATATAAAGATAAGGATGCTGACATATTGACAGAGTTGCTAAATAAAAAGAATAAGACCAATAGATGTGCTATTGATAAATCTAAGTATACCGATGAAGAATTATATTATATAGATAAATTACTATTCACTCCTAATAATAATTCAAAATATGAAAAAATTCATAAATATATACAAGGCTGTTGTCTTCGTAAATTAGATTTAAATTTTAATGATATCTCTGATTTTGAAATTACTGAAAATACTGAGATAATCAAGCTAAAAGAGCTCCATTCTAAAGTTCGTCTAATCAATAAAGAACGCGATGCAAGATTTATACCGCCAAAAATAAAAAAGAAGGGCAAGAAAGCAAAAAAGAAAGGAAAATATGATGTAGATGATGAAGACAATGATTTTGGTATTGAAGAAGCAATTCCAGTTAACCATGATGATGACTATGATAGCGGAGATGGCGATGATATATATATGAAGGAAGTTAAAGAAAAAAATAAAAATATTAAATTTATTAATAATAAACCATTTATTTATAACATAGATAATTACAGCGTTAATGAGTGGTTAGAGAGTATGCGTGGTATATCTGAGCTATTATCAGATAATTTAATAGATAATCTAATAAATTATGAAATAGATCCTGTTGAAGCAGTAATTACTGAAAATATCCTGCGCCTTAAAAAAGTTAAGAAGAATATAGGTAGCGATTTATTGAATTGCAAATATATTAATTATAAGGAAATATTACTTAATATATGTAGAATATTATATGTAAATGTTAATTCATCTACAATATACAATGAAAACAAATTATTAAAAGCAAAGATTAGGAAATCTATCAAGGAGATAAAAAAGATGATTAATAAACACCTTTATAATCTAAATAAAATTAAATATTACAATGATGAGAATGCAGACTTAATAAATACAATTAATATCCTTATTATAAGTAATTCTCTAAATTTTCCTGATTTATCAGGAGTTGAAAATATTCCAAAAGAATTTATCACATATAATACAGGAGAACTCTATGAATATTTAAAAACTTATTTAGATGGAAAATATAACAAGTTTCTTACACCCGAAGAGATAGCCATATTTATTAATGAAAAACGCGAAGAATATAAAATTAAGAAATTAAAAGAAAATCAAAACTTAGATATTGAAGAAAATGAAATTCGTAGACAAGTTAAAGCTGCTGGTATAATAAAAGATGTATATAATACAAATATAGATAATGAAGACGGTAGAGGCAATAATGGAGACGATGGCAATGATGACAATGGTGGTAAAGGTGGTAAAGGCGGTGATGAAGGAGATATAGAAAATGCTTACAAGGGCGAAGAAAAGGACGCTGATTATAATTACAATGATAATGATAATTATAACATATATGATGATAATGATATTGATATTGATTAAAAATATACAGAGTATATTTTATTATACATTCATTGCATTCTGCTGTCTTATTACAATCTCAGCTGAATTAGTTTTTTTAAAAGATATATTATTACCTATTGTTCCATTAAGTTGTAAAGGTAAATATCTATCTTTAAAACTTTCTGCGACCTGTTTCTTAAATCTATCGGGTATATCTTCAAAAGATAAATCATTGACAAGGTTTTCGTAAGTCATCGCTAATAATTTAAATTCTGCATCATCAATTTCAGTATCATTTTCAATCTTACCAGTTAATAATAATAACTGCTGACCTATTCTTCTAAATAGATCGCATTTTTCGCTCGCTTTTATACTATTATTAAGACTCATAATAAGAACACTAACTGCATTTACGCAAATATTTGGTATCTTAACATCTTCGGCATTATCACTAATACTGTTGATCACACACATAGCACTACTTGTTAATACTAAAGGAATACCAAAACAAAACTTAATCATACTCCAATATCCACTTGCTTTACTACATAATAGAACTAATGCTTCTGTTTTTGATAACAGTTTTTTTATCTTCCATTCTAAATGTGGATTTAATTTACTTTCAAATTGAATATCTTCGTTTTTTTCACTCATTATATAATTATATAATATTAAAAAAATAAATTAAGAGTTATATAATATTCTATCTATTACTTAAATTACTCATATTACTCAGCTTATCATTTAGATCATCTATAGTTTTTTGCTGGTTATTTATTTTTTCAGATAATTCTTGAATAGACTTAGTTAATAGAGGTATTATTGACATATACTCAATAGTATACTTATGGCTCTCATTTGCTGGTACATTAACAGCTTCTGGAATTATATTATGTAAATCTTGAGCTATAAAACCATAATTTTTTCTATCTCCTTCATTCTGTTCAATAGTTAAATAAGATACTGGGCTTATTCTATTAATTAATTCAAGCGAACTATTAATAGGCCGAATATCTTTTTTAAATCGTCTATCACTTATAGTTGAATAATTAATCGCATTAATAGTGCCATTTACATCTAATTTACATATAGGATTTGTATTACCTATACCGACATTATTATTATTAAAAATATTTATTATAGAATATTCGGCTGGTTCATATGGTGTCCCCAATTGCCATATTTCCTGAGCATTCCAAGATGAAGACAATACTGCACTGTTAGAATTATTGTAATACGCTGGTCTATTTAAATATATCTTGCCATCCGGAGAATTGTCTCCCAATATTGAACACCATTTAGCAGTATAATATACAAAGTCACTTGATGTACCTGGCAAGTCAAAAAATGACCCCGATATATTCGCTACAAAATATGATGATGTGCTTGATTCAGCTCCTAAATTATGTGAAAGCCAGCACGAAGTCCCTTGGTTATCTATTAAATTATTTCCATCCGCATCTGATATATGTGTCCATTCACCTGCTTCCCCTATCTTACGATACAGCCGGAGACCCCACCATCTCGCATCAGTACCATAATCAATACCAATATGACATGATACATGCACTAATACTTTTGATGATGGATGTGTGGGTTTAATGCGGACACAGAAACCTTGTATTTTTTCATTAATAATATTGATATTATTATCTATAAATTGCCACCCATATCCTGTTTTAACCACTATATTCCTATAAATATTAAACAATGTCTGTATTGACATATTTTGACAAATAACCGCATTTTTAGGAATAAATGTTGTTTCTAATTGCCATATCTCCTGTGCATTCCAAGAAGAAGAGAGGACCGCACTATTAGAACTATTATAGGTTGCCGGTCTATTTAAATATAACTTGCCATTTTGAGCAGCATCTCCTAACTGTGAACACCACTGTACTGTATAATATACATATGTGTCCATAGCATTTGGCATATCATAATAAGCACCTGATACATTTGCAATAAAATATGAATAGGTACTTGACTCTGCTCCTAAATTATGTGAAAGCCAGCAGGGAGTCCCGTTACTATAATTATTACCATTGGCATCTGTTATATGAGTCCATTCACCTGTTTCACCTATTTTACGATATAACCGAAGACCCCACCATCTTGCATCAGTTCCATAATCAATACCTACATGACAAGTTAAATTAATTAATATTTTTGAAGTATAATGGTTCGGTCTAATGCGTACACAGAAACCTTGAATGTTATTATTGACAATATTGATATTGTTATCTATAAACTGCCAGCCACCATTTAATTTTTCTACAACATTTTTATATATATTAAATTGTGTTTGAGTTGGCGTATACTTTGTTACGATACCCCCCTTAGGAAAATAAGATGTTTCCAGTTGCCATATTTCACTAACATTCCATGATGAAGAAACTATTGGAGCATTTAATGCGTTTATTATTGCAGGCCTATTTAAATATAACTTACCATTTTGTGTATTATCACCAAGTAATGAGCACCATTTTGCAGTATAATAGATATAGTCCTCAGATATTCCTGGAATATCATAGTAGGCACCTGATACATTTGCAATGAAATAAGAATGTGTACTTGAATCAGCTCCTAAATTATGCGACAGCCAGCAAGTTGTCCCATTGTTATTATTATAATCAGTACCATCGGCATTTGAAATATGCGTCCATTCACCTGTTTCACCTATTTTACGATATAACCGAATACCCCACCATCTTGCATCAGTGCCATAATCAATACCTATATGACAATTTAAATTAATTAGTATTTTTGATGAATAATGATTTGGTTTGATACGAACACAGAAACCTTGAACCTTGTCATCAATAATATTAATATTATTATCTATAAATTGCCATCCGCTGCCAGATTTCTCAACAACATTTTTATACATACTGAATTGTGTTTGAATTGGACTATATTGCGATAATATAGATGAACTCCCTGTATATGTTTTACCGTTAGGATAAATCATACCATTTTTGTATAGATCACCAGTAAAATTAACATCACCAGTAATATTTAAATTATTGTTTAATGTTGCTAATTTATTTACTATAAGATTTGAATTAATGACAAGGTTCCCACTAATCTCAAGATTACTATTATATTTATTTTCTATTATAAACCGATTCTTGGGACCCTCAACAATCTTATCAGTCGTTATCTCGTTTATTCGTTGCTGTATTACATTGCTTGTAGTCAGCACATAATTACTGCTATTTCTATCATTCGCATTCATATTATAAATCACTGTCGTTAAGCCATCACCTAAATTTGAACTCGCTGATAATACATAATTAAGCTGTGCTTCATTAAGTTCATTTATCTGGTTAATTAAATTTGTATTAACAGTTGAAATATAATTACTTGTATATCCTACTTCTGTCGCTATACTAAAAGGGTTCCCATTTAGTAAATAGGATGTTGCATTAAAACTGCCACCAAGCGTCAAGTTGCCATTTGATGTAAGTAGCAAATGTGTCCTATCAATATTGGAATATGACGATATTATTTTAAAATCCCCATCATAATTGCCTATTTTGTAATCAGTATTTGTATCTCCTTGTGTTCCTCGTATAAACTCTATAGATGCTGCTGATGCTGATGCAATGGAAGATGACGCAGTTGATGCAATTAAAGCACGATACCGTATAATAACGATACCTGAACCACCGTTGCCTCCTCCCAGTGTTCTTTCATAATCACCACCACCTCCGCCACCTCCTAAACCATTTGTGCCATGTCCTCCATTTTCATTTGGGGCGCGCGAACCTAACCCACCGCCTCCTAATGGAGCAATTTGGACGCTCGTGTCTGTTTGATTATTTGTATTTGCTCCACCTGTTCCACCTCCCGCATAATAAATTGCCGTTCCTGTGATACTGTTTAATTTGCCATCCCCTCCTTTTCCGCCACGATTATATTGGTCTTGAAATGAAGTGCTGCCTCCAGCAAGAACACCAGGAACATACACAGGATCGCCTCCAATTTCATTCGCTCCACCACCACCTCCGCCACTACCATAATAATTCACTATAGAACTACCACCTCTATTACCTTGTGTTGAAGTATATGTTTGCCGAGTTGTATTATCAGCACCACCACCACCATATGAACCTACCTGTCCTGCAGTATGCGCAGGGGCTACTTGTGATGAACCTCCTCCACCTCCTCCTCCATATGCAGTCATTGTTGCTATAGTGCTACCACTTAGGACAGAATGAGCTCCTTGAAATCCTGAGTTACCACCTGTAGCAACACCAGAGCCACCTTTGCCTACACGAACAGTAAAATTACCAGATGCCATATTCACATTGCTTGTATATAGATACCCACCTGAACCGCCACCTCCTGATGCACCACCACCCCCGCCGCCTACAATTAATATTTCACACAATAAATCTTCAGTTGTTGTAAAGGTATATAATGTTTGACCAGTGCCAGTATTATCTGTTGTATAAGGAAATGAAATACATCTATCTATATTACCAGTTGTTGATATTGTACCTGGGACTGTTATTAATTTAGGCATAAATGAAAAAAATACATTACTATTTTGAATTATTAGTTTTGTATTATTGCTACTATTGTCACATATATGTAGTTTACTTTCTGGAGTTGTAGTACCAATACCCACATTACCTGTTGAGTAATAATAAATATTAGAAGTTGTCGGAGTCCAAACGGAGTATTTATTTATTCGTTCTGCTAAAATATTGCTTGTAGATAATACATAATTGCTTGTATTCGCATCATTTGCATTAACCTTAATATTCAATGTTGATATACTATTATTTACAATATTGCTCGTAAGTTGATCAAGAATATATACACGATTACTTAGGATATTACTTGTAGATAATACATAATTGCTTGTGTCAAAAAACACATCTCTATTATTTTTTTTATAAATACCTGTTATATTTACATCCCCATTATTAGCAATATTAAAAACATTAGTTGTTAGATTTGAAGCAACAAGTATATCTGTATTATTACCTTTTTGCTGTACCATTAAAGCGGTTGTTGTATTATTCGCATTAATTACTTCAAGTCTTTCAGTAGTATATACAGTTGTTTCAAGTACTGTGCTATCACCAAGAACTATTAAATTAGAATTAATAGTTAAATTTCCATTAACAAAGAGATCATTATCATACTTGTTATTAACTATAAACTTATTTGTAGCATTTATATTTTCGGTTATCATATCAGTCGTTAAATCAGTTATTCTCTTTGAAATAATATTGCTGGTAGATAATATAAAATTGCTTGTATTTGTATTATTATCACTTACAGTTATATTTAAAGTTGCAATACTATTATTTACAATATTGCTCGTAAGCTGATCAAGAGTATATAAGCGATCGCTTAGGAAATTGCTTGTAGATAATATAAAATTACTTGTATTTGCATTATT